CATCTTCTCGCCAGAGCCTGCCGCTATGCGCTTTTGCTTGGCGTGGATATTGGCATAAAGCCCAGGTTTAGTCGCCATTGCCGCCACCAATCTTGATTGTCAATAATGACTCAGGCATATTGTCTTCGGATTCCATATCTCCACCATTAGACTCGCCATCGCCACCATCGCCCTTATTTGGGCCGCCAACTACCCAAGCATCGCAAGTCCGACTTGCGGCGCACTTGAAGTCAAATATCTCGCAATAACCCAAGTCAGCCAGCTTGATAGTTCCCCAAGGGTCAGCCTCACGGCCAATGCCATCAGCAATGCACTGCTTTATCTTGTCAGACACATTGAAAGCCGCGCAATTCCCGCAACGACTCTGCTTGGCATCATCCACAGACACGTCCCACTGGTCAGCCTTTTTTGACCAAAACGCATTATTTGGCAGTGCTGGATTCTCAGGACCATAGGCCGCTGAAGTAATCGCCTTGGCGCGGTTCTTCAAATTGAGCGTGATGTCCTGTGTCGGCGCAGGACATGAAGCACCGCCATCCTGATAACCCGCCTCTTGGTCCATGGCCTGCGCCATGGTGCGTTGTAATGTTGCCATTATTTCATTCCCTTTTTCATGGCTGCTTTAGGCTTGATCTTGGCCTCAGACAGCGCGATGGCAATGGCCTGCTTGGGATTTTTGACAACCTTACCGCCCATGCCAGAGTGCAACTTGCCCGACTTGAACTCGCCCATCACCTTGCCAACTTTCTTTTGTGCCTTAGTCATCTTCATAAATCACCCCTTAAAGAATTAACGAATTATGCAACCCTTGGCAGATTTCGGCGCAGTGGTTTATTCCACTTCACAGAACTAGCCGATCCATACATCCCCACCACAGCATCAGAAGCAAAGGTCAAGCAAAACGCATCAGCGCGATCAGGACTCGCCAACCCGCGTTTCCTGATCTCATCCTTACCCTCAATTTGAATCTTTCCACTCGATGTAAACGAATACCTCACAGTGGCCAATTCAGCCACCAATGCCTCATCTTTAGGCATAGTGCAATCCCGCGATTCCAGCCACGCCTTTGCCTTGTGCCATAACTCAGCCTTCAAATTCCTGTAAGTATTGCCCATGGCGGGTGACTCAGACACATTGATGCCGCGAGCTGGCAACCCCAACTCTTTCAACCGATCCACCACGCCGGCGCCCAAACCAATCGAATCAACCAATATCTCTTCTGGCCTCTCGCTTGGCACAAGAATCTCATACTCGGCCACTACAGCACCAGTCAATTGCATCAAATCTAAGTTTTTCCAAGTCTTAATGGACTCCAAGACAGCATTACCCTTGCGTTTGCACAGCGCCGATCTGTCCGAGCCAAACCGCGCAACATCCAATCCCCATATCAGTGGCGCGTGTTGAGATGGCGCAACATCCCGATTCATCGCCAAATCCAACAACTCCATAGGAATAACTGTATCGTCATCACTTCTTGGAAACTCTCCCAATACGCGGATTCGATAGGCATTACTCTCCTCCCCATACCGCGCCTTCATCTCATCTATATACGCTTCACTCACCCGCGGTGAGTCGGCACAGGACACCCGCATGGTGATCCAGTCTGCCGTCAGCCTATTGTGCGTATCAAAAAAGAATCCCGAGCTGCGTACAGGGTTGCCAAGCAACAGGGTGACGGCAGCGTGTCCCGACATAGAGCCAGCCGCAGCCTCAAACACTTGCTCAGGAATACCACTGGCCTCATCAGCCACCAGCATTACATTGTCACTATGCACGCCTTGGAGAGCTTCGGGCTGCTCTGCGCGGCTTGTCCTAGCAGAAATAAATGCCTCATTGTTGGCGTCTTTCACCTCAATGCGATCCTGCTTCACCTCCAACTGGTCAGCCAGCATAGGTGGCAAAACCTTAACCCAACGCTTAACCTCGGCAAACAAGGCGTCATAGAGTTGTGAGCTGGTTGGCGCAGTCACCACCACCTTGACAGGAAAGCGCAGGAACAAGTACCAAATCATCGCCCAGGCTGATGCTGTCGATTTGCCTACGCCATGGCCAGAACGTACAGAGATGCGGCGGTGGCCAGCAGCAATGTGATTGAGGAACTCTATCTGCCATGGATCAGGTTCAGTGTTGAGGACCTCTCTGACAAAGAGCACAGGATTATTCTTGTAGAGCTTGACGAATTCGACAAATGGGTTATTTGCCACCAAATCATTGGAAATTTTTTTGGCGGCAGGCTTTGTCGCAGTAGGGGTAGGGGTAGGGGGGGCGGTCATCGCGGTGGCGCTAGGTGTTTAGGTGCTGCATCAGCCGCCCCCGCCGCCAACAGCAAGGGGGGGTCATCGCGGCCGCGCCAGCCGCGGCCAGTCGACACGCACCTGTGGATAACTTGTGCTCGTAAGTCATTGATTTATATGCTTTCTTACAGTTTGCTGACAGAATCGGTTTAATACAATGACTATTATGTTAAGTGGATTGTGGATAACTGCACCGATTTTGCTCAATTCGCAGGCAAATTTGAGTTGTCCACAAGCCAGTGTGTGCATCATGCGCCTTTTTCTGTGGATAAGTCCTCTAGCACCTCGACATGGCGCAGTGCCGCCATGCGTAGGTCCTGCACGTTGATGTTGATTTGTTGCGCCTTTTGTAGACCATAAGTTTTCTGATCCCATCTTTCGGCCAGCCACTGGCGCGTGCGGATGCGCTGGACATCGCGCTGCGGATTGCTGTCCGCCATGCTGTCTGCGATGGCCAGAGTCTCCACCGCGAGTTTATCGGCGGCTTTCGCGCGCGCACGCGCAATTATATTGGGATCAGTGTCATCAATCCACTGCTCGAGCGCCTTGCGCCCAATGCCAAGCTCATAGCAGATCATTGTTTGTGACTTGCCTGCCTCAAACATTGACACGATCATGTCATCTGGCAGCTCCTCCAGTAATTCCATATCTTTTCGGAACTTAGGTCGCCCTGGCACGCTCAGACCATCCCTAGAGCTGTTTTAACGCGCTGGACGATGTCCAGTACCTTTTCGCGGATAAGTCCCGCCAATCGCTTAATTTGCTCCATTCTTGAACCTTTCTGCCTGTTTGCTGTTGAACTTGTAGTCCATGGTGTCATTGTCGTTGAAAGTTAAGTCATTTTCAAAGTCATCAAAGCCGGTTTCCCCGCCAGGCTTGAACTCTGATGTCGGTTTGAATTTGGTTAGCTGTGCTGTTGGCACAAGCGCCTTGATCTTGATCACTGCCTGCATACGCTCGTCAGCCAGCAGTGCTTCGAGTTCCTGCATTGACCAGATATGCCTATTCGCCAGCTCTTGACGCTGTTTCTGTATTGCTACAGCTTCGTTGACACTTCTGACGATCACCATGGTTTGACCATTCTGCATCTCCCACTCGATTCTCGGTATGCCTGTATCTGCTGGTTCACACCCATCATCTGTCGCTAGTTTGTCCAGCACGCCATACGCCCTGATCATTCCAGCGACACTTGAATCGAACTTCGCCTGATCTCTAACCGCCATCGCTTGGTGGATTTTGCTGTTTTGCAGCCAGAATTTCTCCCTCACCTCACTGTTTACCAAAGTACACAGTCGGTTTTCTCCCCATTTCCTATCGCTAGCAGCCTTAACTGACTCCAACTCCACCAGTTTTGATTGCACATGAATCGTCCAAGCGTCTGCCTTTGGACTTGGATGCTCCACCACTGGATGCTGCCTTGCTGTTCTCTTTGTTGCCATGTCTTAACCTCGGTTTCAAATGGTGCATGGGTTACATATCATCGAGTCTTCTAGACTCTCGATTTGTAACTGTAACCATGCAAGCGTCAATTGGTAACATTTGTATCTTGTTTGTAACTTGTAACCTGTATGTTTATCCAGCACCAAAGTCAATGCTTTTGAACTGTAACCATACAAAATCATCCCTGATTGCACCCTCACCTGACTCAATCAGGCGTTGCTTTGCTCTATGCCATGCGGTCTTAAATGTGCCTTTATCCTCATCTGTACACCCCATCTTTGACCATAATTCCTGCCTCCACTGCTCTAGTCTGATGGCATGGCGTTGTGAACCATCGATGTACTTTGGGATTCCATGTTCTTTGACCATATTCTCTAAACAGAGCATTTCCAAGCGTTGATTTTTCCCTTTTCCAGCATTACCCTTGCTGGACTTTTTAGGTTCATTAGTAATCGAATCTGACGCCTGCACAGCCAGACTTATTACTGCATCGCTGAGTCCCAATGCGTCCTGTCCTGCCGGCCTGATCTCTACTTCCACCATCTCAAATCCAAATCTCTCGTTGTCTGCGCCGTCCTTTTGTTTGCTGATGGTGAGGATTCCTTTCATCTGGTCCTCAAAACGCAGCAGCTCCAGCTCTGTATCTACTGCGCCGAGCAGTGAGGAATGTCCGCGCAGTCCTTTGGCGGCGTCCTTTCCACTGTGGTGCAGCACCATTAACGCGCAGTTAAGAAACTCTTGAACCTTTCCCATGGCGGTGATAAATGCACCCATGTCTTCGCTGGAGTTCTCATTTCCACCGCCAAAAGCTCTTGCCAAGGTATCCACAATGGCTAGGCTGAATTCCAAGCCTGTTTGCTCCACCAGCTGCACCACGGCCATCATTAAGGCGTTGAAGTCCTCGGCGCTTGATCTGAGGTTGAGTTGATGCCTGACTATGTAGATTGGCG